TCACAAGCGCGGCGCGCGAGATTCCGGCGGTGCAATCGGATTGGAAAAACAGATCGAGAAGAGCTGTTCGTAACGTTGCTGCTGGCGATTGCGCTCATGTTCCAGGCTAAAGGCCCCGATCAGCAGAAAGAGGGCAGTCAGCAGCACCACCGCGAGGCAAGATGGATTGCTTTTCATCGCGTCGGCCAAGTTTGCCACGGTCTTCTGAATTTCTTCCGGGACGTTGCTCATGGTTCGACCGGAAGCGGTTCGGGCATCGGCGGCGGCGGTTCCAGCGTGATCTCGCCAGCCGCCAGAGCGCGCTGGATTTCGGTCCGCCAGCGGTCGCTATCGCCGTAGTGGTCATCCGCCGTCAAGGTAAAGGGCACCATCGCCGTTTGGCCGGTATAAACCACGATCAGCTCGATATAGCTGCCGTAGTCATAAGCCTTGACGACCTGCCCCGGCGGCGGCGGCGGCTCTGGTGGTATTTGGGGTTCGTCAGTCATTTTCCTTGTCCTTGAAGATCAGGCGGCACGTTGAAGGAGATAGATATGTTCGCCTTCATCCGTTTTTCCCCGAGCGCGCCATGTGCCAGCAAGCGCGGTTCCCGCGCCCGACATGCCAGTTTCTATAAATCTTTGGCTGTTCACGGTGTCGATGCAGACGATGACGGTGGAGTTTCGGGCTTTTACGCCAGTGCAATGCGTTGCGACCATCGATCCAATTGGGAAACTGGTGTTCGTTGTGCTTGTGCCGGTATAGACCTCGGCACCGACAAGCCCATCCAACGCCGCCGCAACCTGAGCCGGTGTTGATGGCCGGATGTAATTGTTACTGGCGGTATCGACCTGCGTCATGATGAAGCCGATTGTCGAGTTCGTGGGATCGTATTCCGACCTGAACAAACGCGCGTGGATGTCGCCCATCGCATCGCGTTGGGCAACCGAGTTCCCGGTGGACGTCATCGAGGCAGCAGGATAATTCGCTGCGGTGAGAACGTCGGCAGTTGTCGTCCCGTTATAGAATACCAGTTCGCCGGTCGCCCGGATGGCGATATAGCCAATGGCTGCCCCGAGAGTGTCACGCGCATAGATGACGAGGCCGTAGTTCACGTCCCAATACATGTCGAGGCGCCGCTGCCCGTCCGCTTCCGACATGCGGAAAATCTGGCTTGTCGGCTGCGTCGTCATCGAGCGGAAATTGAGCGTCGTATTCGGCACTTCAAGCTGCGCGTCCACGGTGCCGGTATCGTCAAAGGATTGCACATAGGCAATGCCGCCGCCCGCCGTGGTCTTCGCCTGGAACAGCCCGCGCCGGACGCCGTTGAAACCGGCTGAAACTTGGAAGCTGAGCGCATCAATGTAACTCCCGACAGAAAGCACGCCGGTCGGATAGAATTTAGCGCGCGTTGTGCCGGTCGAAGTCCCATAAGTGCCGCCACTGGTTATCGTCAGCGCCTGATCGGTATCCCATGCGACAAGCGCCCAGCTGAGGCTGGTGCTGGTCAGGAACAGCCGCCCTGAATGCGCATCCGACTTCCCGATCTGCAAGCCCATGACCGCCGAAGGCGGATCGATGACCAGCCCGCCTGAAAGCACGAATGCCCCGGACGTGTTCATGTTCAGGTATTCGGTGAAGACGCCGGAGACCCATTTGCCGAACCGCAGCGCCGCGTTGTTGTTGCCGATCAGAGCCGCGCCGTCGCCGTCGTTGCCGAGCATCAGCCCATGGGTGGCGCTGTTCTGCTTGTTGATGGCGAAGACCGCGTTGCCTTCCGCGCCTATCGTCGTGCGGGCATCCTGTACGGCGATCAGACCGGCTCCGACGCCAGCGCTCGTGCCGGTGAAGGTGATCGGCGACGAGACCGTGATCGAGCCGCCGAGCGAACCGGTCAAGGATTGCCAAGCGGTGTTGGCGCTGTTGCGGACCTGCAGCACGCCGCTGCTGCTGTTGAACCAGAGTTGACCGGCAGCTTTTACGGTCGGTTCCGCCGCGCCGGATGACGACGAGAACAACGCAGCCAGCGCCGCATTGATGTCATTGCGGAAAGCCAGTCCGGCAGCGTCGGCAATGATCTGGTCGTGTTGTGCCATGGCATTTCCCCTAACGAGGCCATTTCCGGCTTCCGAACGCCGCCGCCGCCATCCACATCTGATCGGTCTCCTCCGGCGTCATGCCGAGCAGCTCGCCGACCTCGATGACGAATGGCTGCAAGCGTTCGAAAAACGTTGCGTATTCCCACTCGATCGCGATGGACTCCTTCTCCGGCCATCAGGAAGGGCGGCGATGGCGTCGGTCACCTCTTGCGGGCTATGGCCCGCGCCGACCAGCCCTTGCCGATATTGCGCCGCCGAAAGCGACGGCATCGCCTCGCGCTGTTCTTCCGGCGTTGGCGGCACATAGGGATCGATTGGAAAATCCGGGTTAGCCGCCAGCCATTCACGGACCTGTGGATTGACGCCATAGGGGTCGTCGGGCCGCGAACAAAAATCCGTGTCGTAAGTGATCCCGTCGATTTCGGTGATGTTGCAGCGAACGAGGTAAACTTGCGGCTCGGATGTGGCTGTGACTTTCGAGATGGAATTCAAGATCGGCGGTGCCATTATGCCGTCCTTTCAAAAACGCCAAACCGGTCGCCGCTTGCGGTGAAGCCGCCGCGCGAGCGCCAAGTTCCGGCCAACGGGGTTGTTGTGCCGGCAACGTAACCGGTGGTTCCCGATAGCGAGATGGCTTGTGCGCTGTTGTTGTCGTAGCGCGCGGCACCAAGGGCCACAAAAATCGTGTGTCCCAATGGCAAGGCCGTATCGCTGGCACCCGTTCCGGCGTAGACCTCCGCCGCCGTGAAACCGAGCGCATGCGCGTGCGTGTCGGCGCCGACAGAGTTCGTTGAGGAATTGGTAATGTTTCCCGGCGTGCCGACGTTCAATGTGACGTTGGCGGAGAGCGCACCGCCGCCGGTCAAGCCGTTCCCGGCGATCACCTGCGTCGTTGGCGACACGATGGTGGTGGCCGTCGTCATGATTTCGGAGCCGAACAGAAAACCCTTGTTCGTATCGGCTTCCAGCGTCAGCGGGTGTGGCGTTTCATACGCGCCGCTGCCGTCACGATCCACCAGCACATACCAGTTCTGCGCATCGACATGCATCCAGAAGTCATAGGCGCTTGTGGTCGTGTCGGTCATTTTGATGCTCGGCGCGGCGCCTGCAACCTCGATCCCGCCACCCGCGCCGCCGATGATCAGCTGCTGCGTCCCGGCGAAGGTGAAAATCCCCGCCGAGGTCATGTTCAGATATTCGGTGAAGACGCCGGAGACCCATTTGCCGAACCGCAGCGCCGCGTTGTTGTTGCCGATCAGCGCCGCGCCGTTGCCGTCGTTGCCGAGCATCAGCCCATGGGTGGCGCTGTTTTGCTTGTTGATGGCGAAGACCACATTGCCTTCCGCGCCTACAGTCACAACGCTATCGCGCACGGCGATCAAACCTGTTCCGACGCCAGCGCTCGTGCCGGTGAACGAAAGCGGCGAAGTCAGCGTGACCGTGCCCCCGAGCTGGCTGGCAACGCCGATCCAAGCGGTATTGGCCGTATTGCGCAGCGACAGCAGTCCGCTCGACGTGTTGAACCACAGTTGTCCGGCAACCTTCGTCAGAGGTTCGACTGTGCCGGAAGATGACGAGACGAGCGCCGCAAGCGCTGCATTGATGTCGCTGCGCACGGCGAGACCGGGTGCATTGTCGACCACCATGTCGTGCTGTGCCATGTGTTGTTCCTCTATTGCTAGTAGCCTGCCGCGATCCAATCGAAGGTGCGCGCAGCGGTGATGATCGCTCCCGTCGAGTTTTTCAGTTCCAGATCGAAACCGCCGGAACGTATTTGAACTTCACCAGAAAATTGATCCGCTGCTTCGCCGGTTGCCAAACGGTATCGGCACCTGATTCCTGCTTGGCGGTGACGTCGGCGACGATGCAGAGCTGTTCGATGGCGACGTTCTGGTCGGGTGGCGCATCCATCAATGCCCGGAACTGGAAACCGCGAGCGACATATTCACCAGCGATGAATTGCGTCCAGGCGCTCCAGACCGAGGTGCCCGACGCCGGATCGCCATCGGTCTGGCGGACTTGCACCGTAACCATGCCTTCGCCGTCGTCGATCGCCGAATCCCAGCTCTGCCAGTCGTCGACGAGGCCGGGACGGGCATCGATGAAGACGTCGCCTTCGTAATAGGGAAAGGCCAGCATATCGACCGAGAGAACGACCGGGAAGACGCCACCCATGTCGATCTGATTCTTGAAGGTATAGGTGCCGAGACCGGCTTGTTCGTCGGTGATGATCAGCCATTCCTGCGGCAGCTGGACCTTACAATTGACCTTGGTTCCAAGCCATGCTGGCTGTTCGCAAATCCGCACGAACGATTGTGTCGCGCCGACGATGTTGGTTATGACGGCGACGGCATTGGCCGAGTACGTACCACCGGCATCGCGGGCCTTGAGCATGTAGGTTCCACGCCGGTAAGGCAGTTCGACGGTGGTGGCAGTGCCCGGTATCGATGTCAGCACCGTGCCCGCTGACGCCCATGTCGCGCCAGCCGTCTGCGGCGAATAGCGCATCTCGTAGGAACCGCCGATGATCATGTCGATCTCGGTGGCCGGAGCCCACTGGAACATCGCCACGTTCTCGACGAGCTGGATGCGGAAGTTCGCCGGATCGGCTGGCGGCGCGACCTTGCCGACGACGGTGTAGCGGATTTTCGTCGTCACGCCGCGCCGACCGATGACGTTCAACGGCGTGATCCAGATATCGTAATCGCCTTCCTCGACCTCGACGTCGTGCGCGATCTGGTCGACCCGCACCCGTATCCAGTTGCCGTTGACCGGGCGATAGGCGAGATCGAATACCGGTGCCAGCGATCGCCACGAGATCAGCATGCGGACGCCGAGCGAGATCGGCGACAGCACCACCAGATAATCCTTGGCGTTGAGCCCTTTGACCGGCGGGATGATGCCGATATTGGAGATGTCCGGCTGCGACAGCGGTTTGTCGCGTTCGATGTAGTCCCATTTGCCGGGAAGGTGCCGCTGCGCGACGATCTCGTAACGGTCCGTGTCCGTCTGCCGCGCGGTGAGCACCCGCCACAGCGTCGGCTGCAGGTCGGAGGACGCCAGTACCCAGACCGTGTCGGGCAGCGGCGCCTGGGCGAAGGCGGCAACGGTCAACTTCGTATGCGAGCCGCCGCCGGTCGAGACCTTCCGGGTGACGACCGCGCCGTCCGGCAGGATGCAGGAAAGGTAATAGGTCTGGCCGACGATCAGCGTCACGGCGGCATCGAGCGTGATCGCCGTTGTCGTCGCCGAGACGATCCTGCCGCCCCGGCGCTCGCCGCCGACATTGACATCGGCGATCTGGATGATGTCGCCAGGCCGCGCCCATGCCGCTTCAAGCCCCGGCACGAAGTCGACCGTCTGGCCTTCATAGACGTCGGTGTAGATCGCCCATTCGCCGACACGCTGCGCCTGTCCTTCCGACGTGCAGCCGATGGCGATGATCTCGTCGCGCTTGATGCCGAATTTCGCGATGCCGGTCTGGTCCTCGACCAGCGCCGGTCGCGGCTCGCCGAGATTGGTCGGATCGTTCCAGCGCACCAGGTATTGAGTCTTGCGGGCGAAGATATCGGCGTCGTGGTAGGAGAACGCGCCGTCGAGCACGTTGGCGTTGGTGTACTGCGCCACCGGATCGGATGGCTTGTCGGCCATGCCGACCATCTGGCCTCCGGCCCAATACATCCCGCCGCGAAACACCGAGGCGACCGCCGCCAGCAAATCGAACGCCTCCTGCTGCGACGAGACCACGCCGTTGAACGTCCAGCGCGGCTCCTGTCCGCCGCGCCCGTTCGGCACCAGCGCGTCGCACCATTGGCCGATGCTGTAGAGCCCCCACTTGTCGATGTCGTTGATCGAGACGAAGTCGCCGAGGCCATAGCGGTTCTGCGTCACCAGATCGTAAAGCACCCACGCGGGACTATCCGTCCACGCCTGCTTGAACGTGCCGTTCCAGACGCCGGTATAGACGCGGGTGATCGGATCGTAGTTGGACGGCACCGAGACGATCAGCCCGCCGCAATCGACGACGCGCTTCGGGATCGTCTGGAACTGCTCGGCATCGATGGTGTAGCCGATCACTGCCGAGAGCGTGTAATTGATCTTCTGGTCGATGATCTCGGTGAAGCTGTCCCAATAGAGATCGTTGTGCAGGTTGTTCTTCGTCGAGTCGGCGGTGACGCGTTCCAGTCGGATGTCCCACGGCGGATCGCCGGTCAGCGGAAATGCCAGCGCCCGCTGATAGCGGGTGTTCGTCTTGCCGCTGATCGTATGCTCCGTCACCAGCGCAAAGCCGCCGCCGTTCGATTGCAGATAGACGCGGAAAACGACGGACGTTCCCTTGATGTCGCCGCTCGTGGTGTTCTGCACCTGCAGCGCCGGCACCGAGACGGTGACCCGGCAGCGGTTGACGTCGCCGTTCAGGATCGTGCGCGTCAACGGCGTGTCTTTCTTGATCTGCAGCGACACCGCGACTTCGCCCTGCTGCTGCGCGAAACCCGGCAGCACCGGCTGATCCGGCCAGCCGGAGTTCCCGGCAATAGTCCAGTTCTCGAAGTTCGGCGTGCCGTCGTCGCCAAGCACCGGCACGCCATCGAAGTAGACCGACTTTGCGCCATCCCACGGTCCGACGATTGGCCCTTCCGACAGGAGGTCGATGATCCGGGCGATCTGTCTCGATTTCAGCGAGTTCGGCGCTTCGGATCCTCCGCCACCGCCGCGACCTTTCTTCCCGCCGCCACCACGACCGGCAATCACAAAGGGATGATGTGGCGACTGGTTCATCATGCATTCTCCGGCCACCAGCGCGGGCTTCGACCGGGCGGATAGGTTTCCTCCGGTTCAGCGGGCGGTTCCTGCACCAGCGCAGCGCGTGCCATCGCCGGATCGTCGAAGCTCATGTCGAGAAGGCCAGCGGCTGCTGCCATCTGGTTCCAGACCCATGAATTGCCGGTCTCGGTGGTGACGTCGTCGGCGACCTCAAGTCCAGCTGAGATGACCACCGAGCCGACGAAGCAGCGGCCATAGATCAGCGGCACCGCCACGCCCTGCTCGGTGACGTTCTCCGGCCCGGAGAAGATGTAGTTTTCGTTCTTGTTGCCATCGTCGCCGGTCGGTCGCTTCGGCTTCGGCGACAGTAAGAGCGATGCCCCGAGCAGCAGAGCGAGGGTGATGCCGCCAGCAATGACGGTCGCCGCGACTCCGGTGATCGCGCCGCCGGAGAACGCCGTGATGCCCGCCGCGATCCACGACACCGGATCGATCCGCCCTTCGATGACCGGGCAGATATCGATCTCCTTGGCGACCGGCGCGTTCGCCACGTCAGGACAATTCTCCTCGTCGCGCCAGTCGCCGTCGCAGATCAGCGCGTAGTTCTTGACGGCAAGGAAGTCGCGGCGGAAACCGGGATAGTTAGCCTCAAGCGCGGCAATAGCCTCGCGCGGCGAGTTGATGGCGAACTGATGCTCCGGCCCGTATCGCTCGGCCAGGACGCCATGCAGCCGGACGTCGATCATCGTCATGGCTCACTCCATGGCGAATAGCTGGCCGGAAGTGCGATGGGTGTTTGCTGCAGCGTCTCGTGGCGGAGATGCAGCACCGTCGCTTTCATGTAGACGCCGCCATAGACCTCGCGCACCGACAGCCGACCGAGCATCTGGTGGAGCATGACGTTAGGGGATAGGAACAGCCCGAGATGATTGACGACGTTCGACGGCCAGATCTGCATGGCGATGACGTCGCAATGCTGCCAATCGTCCACGACCTCGTGAAATCCGGCGTCCTTGAACTGCGTGGTGATGATGTCTTCGCCGTGCTCCCACCACAGCCACTTGCGTTCGAAATCCGGAATCTCGATCCCGGCATAGTCCTTAATGCCGTCGCGGATCAGCCCGAAGCAATCATGCGTTCCCCACGCCCATTTGCGACCGATCAGCGGCGCCCGCCAGCCGGAGGGCTCGAGGACGGCATGCGAACCAAGCGGCCACGAGACGATCAGCCAGGGCTTGCCGGTCGCCTCGCACATCGCCCTGTCGGCATCGGACGCGACCGGCGGGCCATAGACGTGACTGTGAACGATGGCGTCGATCCGGTGCTCCTTCGCCAGCGCCACGTATTTCTTCATGTCCATGACGAAGGTATCGAACTGTGTCGCCCGGTTGGTGACCGGATAGAACCGGTCCTCGGCGATGACGCCGCAGGATTCGAGCGGCTGGCATGCCTCGGCATGGGCGAGAGCGGCGGCTAGAGCGGTGTCGGACGGTTCGAACATGTCGTTCATTGCCGCACCAGCAACGACGCCGGGAACGCCGATGTCCTTAGAACACCCTTGCCGAACCGCGCCTTGCAGGCGTCAAGCGTCTTGCGGCAGCGGTCGAGATTGGGATCGGTGGTCGGATTGCCGTTGATGTCCTCGACCGGTGGTCCGGCATAGGAGCATTCGGCGGATCGATAGGCCCACTGGCAGATACCGGCGATCACCTGTCGGCGCGGCAGCATGACGCCCTGCACGTCGAACTTCACCGCCAGTTCGATCTCGACAAAGATCGGGTTCTCGTTGACCTTGCGGGCGACATAGAAGGTTTCGTCCGGGAATGCGGTCGCCGGATTGGCGTAGGGATTGCCATCGGGAAAGTTTGCCGCATCGAGATATTTGCCGAGCGTCCGCTTGCGGATAACCTTGGCCTTGAGCCCGTCGCCGATAGACCTCAAATAATTGCCGAGCACGCCGCCGATGTTGGCCGCCGTCAAGGTTGGCCGCGGCAACTTCCCGGTCGCAGTGATCTCGAAACCGTCCACCATGATCGGGATCGGATCATAGGTCTGGCCCTGCCAGATCACCGTGCCACTGGTGATCGTGGTGCCCGGATGCCAGCGCAGCACGTCGCCGCCAATGGCGGTGGCATCGAAGACGAACATCTCGACCAGCTCCATCGCGCCAAGCTGGGTGACATCGGAGCGGACCGTCGTCATGCCGTCACCCCGAAAGCCTGGACGAATTCCGCCGAGAGCGTGCCGCGCAATTCGGTGCGGTTGCCGTTGGCGGCGAATTTGGCCCGCAGCCAGTCCACCGTCCATTCGTCGCAATTGACCTGATAGTATTTCCCCGACGACGGATCGTAATACGAGAACGAATTGCCGCGCTGCGCTTCGAGATAGGCAAGCATGTCGGCAATGATGGCGTCGGTTTTCATCTCGAAACGCAGCTGCCAACGACGCCGCTGGGAATTGATGCCGTCGAGCGTGCGCTGGGCATAACCGTCGCCGAACTGCGCGACGCGCAGCCGAAAACCGTCCGCCATCTGCGCAGGAAGCGCCGGACACCAGTCCCTGTCGGTGCCATCGAACGCCATCACGCCACCTGCCTCAAGATGCCGCCGGGTTTCGATTCCTTGACGAGGATTGCCTGCACCGCCTTCTCGATTTGCAGCCCGAGCCGCTTGCCGTCCTCGGTGGTCGCCGTCACCTGTCCGCGCGGCATGTCGATATTGATATCGCCGATGTTGTTGTTGATCGTTTCGCCACCGGCTGTCGGGCTGACACCGCGTCCGGCGATGTTGGCGAGGCCGCCGAGCCCGGTGGCGGCAGTATCGAGGCCGTAGGGGATGGTGCCACCGCCGCCCGCTGCAGCGTTCAGTCCCGCCGGAGCCGTGGCCGAAGCGCCGGGAAAGAGGCCACTGAACAGCGGTCCCATCACGAACTTCTGCAGCGCCATCTTCGCCAGATCCGCGAGGATGCCCGCCAGCACGTCACGGAAGTCCTCGCCCGCAATCGCCGCATCGACGAAGCCCATCACTGCATCCTCGGCCCATGCCGAGAATTCGCTGTTCATATCGACGGCGGTCTCGGACATCGCCGATAGATTGTCGTTCGCCGCCGTCGCCGAACTCACCAGTTCGTCGGTGCCCGCCGAGGCGGTTTTCATCGAGGTGGTGATCGTCTTGCTGGCCGCTTGCGTCGTCGCCGCCGCGCTCTCCACCTGCTTTTCATACTCCTTCCAGCGGAACAGGATCTGGTCCATCTGCGCCGTAAGGCCGGTGCCTATATTGCTGTTGGCGGCGCGTGGCGCGGCGCGACCGGAAAGGCCGGAGTAGGGGTTCTGATATAAAGCGCCTGCGGCCCGTAGCCCGACGCCTCCGCCTGCGAACGGCATCGGCACCGATTGCCGCTCCGGTTGTCCCGCCATGCCGCCGATGGCAGTGGCAGACCCTGCAGCACGGATCGCCCGCATCCTTTCTTCGAACCAGTCGGCAAATGCCGACGGCGCCGACTTGACCTTTGCAATTCCGGCGTTGACCGCGCCGACCGCCGCGTCCCACACGGCGTTCCAGCCGGTGATCGCCGCCTGGACGAGTTGATCGAACATTGCCTTGAACGCAGCGAGCACTTCGGTGGCAGCTTTGCTGATCAGCTGCGGCAGGTTGCGCACGACCTCCGCCGCCGCATTGACGTGGTTGGCCATCGCGCTGACCATCGCCGGCAGAGCGTTCGTTGCCTCCTGAAAGGCCTGACCAATGCCGGTCAGTTCCAGCCACGCGTTCCAGAGATTACCGGCAGCTGCCGTCAGCTTGCCCCACGACGCGGCCATGGTTGAATTCCACTTATCGGTGGCCGCCGCCTGCTTCTGGTACTTGCTGATCTCTTCGGTAAGCTTGCCGACATCGATCGTCGCGCCATTGAGGGCGGTATGGATCTGCGCCAGCGTTTCGACCGACGCACTCGGAAACAGCTTTTCCAGTACCGCCTTCTGCTGCAACGCATCGAGTTGCTTGTAGGAGCCTTGGATAGAAGAGAGGAAGTTCGCCACCGATTGCGCATTGGCCGGGTCGAGCGCCGCCAGGTCACCGCCGAGCGTCTTGACGATGGCGTCGAGCTGGCGGGCCGGTTCGCCGCCTTCGCGGAGGGTGACGTTCAGTTCGCCCATCGCCTGGGCCATGTCGGTTGCGGCTTCCTCGGACAGGCCCAACGCCTTGCCGAGACCCTCGAAGGCACGCAGCTGGCTGACTTCGAGACCAGCGGAAAAGGCATCGCGAATAGCCTTGGCGCTCGCTGCCGCCGCGCCGGAAATCTTGTCGAACAGCTTCCTGAACTGCTGGTAAATGGTATATCCGAGCGCGATGATTGCACCGATAGCGGTCAGTTTCAGGCCGCTCATGATTGCCGTGCCCAATAGCCGTCCGGCGGCGAGACCGGCTCGCGCCAGACCGGTGAAGGCCTGCGAAAACCCGCTGGCGAGCGTGCGGCCCATGGTCGACATCACCCGACCGAGCCGCTGCATCCGCGTCTCGACTATCGCGGTCGACCGCGAAGCGACGAGTGCCGCGTCGCCGATGGCCTCGATGCCCTTCGCGTCGGCTGGAGTCGGCAGCGCCGCCTTGACGCCTGCGAGCGAATCGCCCCACAGCGACGCCTGCTTGGCCGCGACGCTGGTGGTGTCCTCCGCCGCCTTGCCGACTGCCTCGATGTCCTTTTCGAGATCCTTGATGCCCTTTTGCGCGTCGGATGTGTCGGCGACGACATTGATTTCAAGCTTGTTCGCCATCGCCGGTCCTCACTTCAGCATGCGGCCCACGGCCTCGGAGAGCCGCTTCTGCGCGGCCTTGAGGGCGTCGGCCCGCTTATCGGAAAGTGCCCGCATGAAAAACGGCACCGGCGGCATGAAGCGCGAGCCGAATTCGACGATGCGGGCGTACCAGGCACCGCCAACCTTTGCGGCGTCGAAGGCGATCTTGGCCGAGACGATCGAGCCCTTGTTGGCCTCGACGAATGCGTAGATGCCCTGCGGGATCTGGCCCTTGCGGTCATAGATCCGGCCCGACGGCATGCGATGCGGCCCCTTGGCCGAATAGCCGACCTCGACGGCGTTCTGTACCGCGTCGTCGCGAATGACGTTGGCAGCCTCGGCCACGACGCCACGCATCTCCTTCTCGGCGAGATATTTCGTGTCCCGTTCCAGTGCTGCGACGATTTCGTCGGCATTGACCTTGATTTTCAGCATCAGTGCCTCGTTGCGATTTTCGCGCCGAAGATGGCGGCGATTTCTTCCTTGCTGGCGCTGCCGAGGTCGACGGCATCGGATTGATCCTCGTCGATTGCGGCCTTGCCTTTCCTGCGGCGCTCGTCGTCGGCTGCCGCCTCGAAATAGGCGCTCCAGCCTCTAAGCTCGTGCCACGTCATGTTCTGCGTCAGCTGCTCGACCGTCATGCCGAGCTTCAGCGCCAGCCCGTACACCGCCATCGTCAGCGGTGAGGGCCTTTCCTTTTTTTTTCGATTTCGGCTGGCCTGCTTCGTCGCTGTCGATGCCGATCAGCCGGTTCATCGCAGGCTGCGTCTGCATCGCCAGCGCATAGACGATCGAAGAATCGAGCGCCTGCATCTTCGGCCAGGTTACGCGCTCACCATCGATCCAGAGGAAGCTCGCCAGCAGCCGCAGTCCGTATTCCTGCCCGGAGAGATCGCCCTTCTCCTGAGCGAGATTGAGAACCATCGTTTCGCCCAGCGGCGGGTCGCGCAGCTCGGCCTCGAAGGCGATCACATCGCCAGTGGTGGTTTCGATCCTGACCGGCACCACGACCGAGCGCCGCGCCATGAGTTTGTCGAGCGTTCCCATGGCAAGACCTCAATCGGTGATGAACAGCGGAACTTCGTTGACGACGGCCTCGCCGGAGAACGAGACGGCCTCGTTGGTCTCCATCGTCATGGTGTAACCGGAGATCGTCACCGGCAGGACGATCTCGCCACGGTCGCCGGGAAGCACGATTTCCATCACCCGGCGCTGGCCGTCGAACACGGCGTTGCGCCATTCGGTCTGCGCAGCGACGTCGAAATCGGTAAAGCCCTCGATCGAGATGTTGCCCGGTTGCGGCGTGCCTGCCAGCGATTCCGAACCGCAGAAGGTGGTGACGTCGATGGCATCGGCTGCCTCGACTTCCCATTCCCACGACGCCAGACAGAAGCGCAAAAGATCGGCGGGGGCGATCGGCGTCGCCTTACCAGCGGTGACCGGCGTCGTGTTGCCGGAAAGATCGGAGCCTTCGAGCGTAAAAGAATTGGCTGGCGTGCCGACCGCAGCAATCGGAAAGGTCTTGCCGTCGAGCGCCGAGCCGGTGCCGGACATGGTGACCAACTGGCCGTCGGTGAAATGGGCGACGTCGGTCGATGAAACCGTGACGACGGCGGGTTTGGCATTGGTGACGCCGGTCACGGCGTATCCGGCTGGAGCGGGGGAAACGATCTTCTGCAGATAAACTTCGGTTCCCTGTGCGGTGAATTTCGTCATCGGGCAGTCCTTTCCAAGAAAAGGGGGCGCCCAGAAAAATATTCCTATGAGGGATGCGAGTTTGACTGTGAAAAATTATCGGTAACCAGCCGCAGCATGCGCGCCTGCGTTTTCACCCCCGGCTCCTTGCGCCGGTTGACGATGTCGATCACCGATTGCGGCGAGGCCGATCCATAGGCGTGCGCGAAGGCGTCGATGCCGATCTCGCGGATCACCTGCTTGACCGCCAGCCGCAGCCCGTTCCACTCGATGTGCCGGATTTCGATTACCAGCGGCTGTCGCGGCGCACCGAGTCCATCGACGGCGGGTTTCTGGTTGACCAGCTCGAACAGCGCGTGTTCAAGGATTCTTGCCGCGCGGGTGCGGTCCGCTGCCATCGGAAACGACAGCGTGACGGCTGCCAGGATCTCGTCCAGGCGGTCGCTCAATCCGGTGCGTCCTCCTTCACGATTGGCAGGTTGCGCCAGAGATAGAACACGGTCTTCTCGCCCTCGACATGGAACCGCTGCTGCAGGACCGGCTCGCCCTTGACGCGTTTCTTCCATCTGACTTCGGCAAGCGGCGTCAGGACCGCAACTTTCGGAATGTCCTTTTCTTCCATTTGGTCACCCTCCGGCGGATAGCCGTTGTCAGGAAAGCGCTGGTGAATAATCCGCCATGTCCCATCTCTGCTGGACGCGCCAGCCGCGACTTTCCTCGTCATAGTAGGAGATCTCCGAATCCAGCAGTCCGCCGCCAGCCGACGAGGCGACCAGATCGCGAAGCGCGATGCGGCCCTGATCGGCGAGCCTGCGAGCGCCCTCGGCGGTTTCGTCGTAATAATCCACCTGAATGCCGGGGCGCGACAGGCCGGTGTCGGTGCCGCAAAATCCGCCGTACCAGACGGAGGCGACGCGGTTGACGATCACCACCGGCAGCGGCGCGGGGACATTGTCCGGCGGCTGCGGCTGCATCCCGTAATAGACCTCGGCGGCAAGCCGTGCATCGAGCAGATCAACAATATCCTTCTCGATCATCGCTTCGCGCCTCCGTGCTTGCAGATCAGCAGATAGTCGTTGCGGCTCGCCGTCGGCTGCACTCCGACGATTTCGTAGACATCGCTGGTATCGACATCGACCAGCCGCCACGCCGGATCGATCCTCTGGCCGGGAATTTCGCGAAGCCGAATCCGCGTGGTGCCCTCGGCGAGTTCGGTGGCGGTGGCGAAATATTCGCGACCGGCTCCCGCTTCGAGGATTTGGCAATTGACCTCGGTGACCAACGCCCATGTCTTCTTGGCCGCGCCCATGGCATCGTCTGCGGTGGTGAACCGCTCGACCCGCACCCGGTGGCGCATGACACCCGCCTTCATGGCTCGACCTCCTCGACGATCACCTTGATCTCGACGCCCGCCGGTCGCTGGATCGTCACATAGACGGTCGCAATCGCCGGTTCCGGCGTTAGGGTCGGCGCGGCGGGCGCGAGCCATTCTCTGAGGCTCTCTTCCGTCCCGTTCCAGCGATTGCCGTCGACAGGCTCGGGGATACCGGCGACCGAAGCACTGTCGGTATATTGCCAAAGCGACCAGCAAGGCCATGTGCCTTGCGGCCATGTCGGCGCTGTGTCCTCGGAGTACTGCGCGATCCATAGTGACGTGTTTTCCGCGAGATAGGCATCTCTCGACTCGCCGAGCTGTTCCTTGCTGGTATGGCCCGAATAAACCGTCACCTGCAGGTCTCGGCGGCAGTCGCGAATGTATTTCACCGCCGCGACCAGTTCGTCGAGCGTGGCGTCGGCTTCGTGATCGATGCAAATGCGTTCGCCCGCTTCAGGCAGGACGACGGCGAGGTAGTGTGCCATCTGCGCCTCGACTTGGCCTCCGTGCAGGTAGTGATAGGACGAGACCAGCAGTCCAGCCGCCTGCGCGTCGATGCGCCGCTCGAAAAACGTCGGGTCGATATAGGTCGTGCCCTCGGACGCCTTCATGATCACGCCGACAGTGCCGAAGCCCATGAGCGTCGGCCAGTCGGGCTCGGAATTGTGATGCGACAGATCGACGACGATCGGATTCATGCGCGCGGCACCCAATAGGCGGTGATCAGGGAATTGGCATAGGGCGCGACGTCGACACCGCCGATCGAGACCATCTCGCGGTTCTCGTAGAGGAAAGCGCCGATCCTGAAACAAATATCGAGGATGCCAGGCGGCAGGTCGGCTCCGGTCTCGTAGCCGGTGGCAAGCGTCACCACCGCTAAGGCGGGCCAGCTCGCGCCCGCAACCGGCTGCAGCCACTGCCGCTCCATCTGGTCGGTGCCGACCGTGCCGACAAGCTCGAAGTCGGCGGAAACATCGCCGCCGTCCTGATCGGTGACGACGAAATCGTCAATCGGCTGCAACGGCACTTCGACGCTGCCCGCCACGCCGGAGGGCAGGCTCCAAACGAAGCTGGCAGCAAACACATGGAATTCCGTCAACCGCTCGAACGTATCGAAGGCGCGCGTCAACGCGGATTTCAGGTAATCGTCGTCGCGCGAAAATTCGACACGGCAATGGCTCTTGAACAAAGGCAGCAGTTCGCTGGCGAGCGCCGTTCTGTCGATGCTGATTCGCTTAAGTTTCATCGCTCACGCCCCGAGTTTGTCGACCGTCGCCGGAATGACGACTTCCACCCATTGGCCGTTCTTCCGCGCATACATCTTGCCGTCCGATGGCGCGTCGCCGAGCTTGCTATTGATGGATGTTTGCAGTGCGGCAATCCCGGCGTCATAGGTCGCCTTCGTAACACTCGTCACCCATGCGCCGCCTTGACGCCCATAGATATTCGTGTCGTTCGGCGCGTCATTGATCTTCCCGGCGAGCCCGGTGTTGATCGCGCCGATGTCGGTATTGTACTTCGTCAGCGTGACGGTTTCGGTCCATGTGGCATTGAAGCGCGCATAGATTTTGCTGTCCGATGGGGCGTCGGAAAGCTTCCACGCCATGCCGGAATCGAACGCCGCCTTGGTGATCGACTCGATCCATGCGGCATTGCGGCGCGCATAGCTCTTGCTGTCGAGCGGCGCTTCCTCGATGCCGCCACCAGTGCCGCCGCCTTCGCCCGGCGGTCCCTGCGGACCTGTGAGATTCTGGCCAGTGTCGCCCCATATGCCAGCGGCGCCCCATTGCCAGAGCTGGCCGGTCAAACGGTCGAGATAGGTATCGCCGAATTCCTGCCCCGCCGTGATCGGATCGCCGTCGCCCGAATACATTGAGACGCCATCCATGCCCGACGGTCCCGTCGCACCCTGCGGTCCCGGCTGGCCTTCCGGCCCTTCCGGCCCTTGCGGCCCTTGAAGCCCCTGCGGTCCAGGCTCGCCCTGAATGCCCTGCACTCCCGGTTCACCAGGCTCGCCTTGCGGTCCAGCCGCGCCGACGGTGCCCTGTGCCCCCGTTGGGCCTTGCGGTCCCGGCGGTCCCGGTGGACCGGGCGGACCGGGGATTCCTTCGCCACTATCGCCGCCGCCACCACCGCCGCCGCCTGATGTCGGCGCGACCGGCACCCACTCGCCGTTGCGGCGCGCATAGGCGGTGTCGTCGAGCGGCGTATCCTCGACGAGTGGTTCGTCGTCGACCAGCAACTTCATTTTTTGCCCGTCGAAGATCAGTGCGTCGCTTCCCGACAATCTGCCGTCGTTATCCCAGACCGCCACCTGATCTTCGGAACCGGAACCGACCATGGCGCGACGTCGAAAGGAAAGCGGCTGATCGTTCATGCCCCGCGCTCCTGATGATAGCGGTCGAAGGCCGGTGCGAGATCGACTATCACGGCGCGGCCATCGTCGAGCGTCAGGCGCAGCGTGAAGCCGTCGCAGGTGCCGCCCTTGACGCCGATGCCCGGATCGCCTTTTGCTCCAGGCGGGCCGCGCTCGCCGGGTTTGCCGCGGCTGCCTGCCTTGACGGCGAGCATCCAGTCCTCGCCGGGAAGCGGGCCGGGATCGTCGCGGCGGGCGATCCATTCGAAGCCGTCGAAGGCGACGCGGTCGAGCTTCAGGTAGCCAGCCTCCGGGTCGTAGAGCCCGCGCGCCTCGCCAGCGTGAGCGTCCTTGCCCTTTAACGCGACCGGCGACCAATCGTCATGCGGCGGGCGGCGGGCGGTGTCGCGGCGCGCACAAAAGGTCGAGCCGTCGCAATGGACGAGCTGGCCGTTATGAAAGACGCTGCCGTCGATCCATTCGCTCGGCGGCTCGAATGTGCCCTTCTCGCCGCGCTCGCCCTTTTCGCCGCGCGGTCCCGGCGGTCCGGTCTCGCCGCGCAGGCCACGCGGTCCCATTTCACCCTGCAGGCCCTGATCGCCGCGCTCGCCTTTTTCGCCCCGTTCACCCCGTTCACCCCGTTCGCCGTGCTCGCCGTGCTCGCCTTTATCTCCGGGCGGTCCCTCTTTTCCATCAGCACCCTCTTTGCCTGGTGCCCCGTCGTTCCCATCTTTACCCGGCGGGCCAGGCTCGCCTTTCTCGCCCTGTTCGCCCTTTTCGCCTTGAGGGCCGGTCGGGCCGGTTTCGCCCTGCGGGCCGGGATCACCCTGAAGTCCCGGCTCGCCGGTTTCGCCGCGTTCACCGCGCTCGCCCTTTTCGCCGCGCTCTCCGTTATCTCCGGGCGGTCCCTCTCTTCCATCCGCACCATCTTTGCCTGGTGCCCCGTCGTTCCCATCTTTGCCCGGCGGGCCGGGATCGCCCTTTTCGCCCTGTTCGCCGCGCTCGCCTTGCGCTCCGGGCATGCCGTCGCGAACCGCCGCGACACGTTCGGAAAGATCAAGAACAATCGTCTTCTGCTCGGCCCTGAGCTCGGCGATGACGGCTGCCACCGCATTGCTCACCCGGTCGCGTTCCTCGGCGAAACGTGTTCCGAGAAAGCGCAAGATTTCATTGAAGCGGTCGCCGGCCATCATGGTCCTCCATGCCAGCGAAGAACGCCGTGAAATCCAGTTGCTGTTTTTCCTCTTCCGGCTCTTCCGGCTCCGCTGCTGGCGGCGGCGCGGGCGCGGCTGGCGTTGCCGGTTGTTCCGCTGTCTTCGCCCATGCGGACAATGGCACCACCTGCTGTTGCACGCGCGGTTCGTTGCCATAGGGAGTCGTCGGCAGATCCTCGCTGTTGCGCGCTTCGTCCGGTGCGAAGACGCCACCCTGGACGCCGCGCACCAGGGCTTCGATGCGGTCCTTGTATGCCACCCGCAAAAGCGCTCTCGTATCGAATTCAACATATTCGTCGGGCCATCCCTTCAGGCCGAAGAACTGGTCGAACGCCACCTCGATATGGTTGATGGCGAAGCCAAGCCCGCGCGACAGCCAGAATTGCATCAGGGCTTCTGTCGATGAAAACGTGCCTTGCTCCGCGAGACCGAGGATCGCGGGCGGCACGCCGTAGACCATGAAAATTTCGTTTTGCGTCAGCTTCAACGCCTCGGCGACTTCCGCCTCCTTGGCGCTCATGGCGATGCCGTGGAATTTCAGGCCGTTGGTGAGGATCGGCGGACCGCCGCCGAGATTGTCGACGCCACGCCACGCATCGTTCAGGCGCTGGCGCAATTCGGTCACCTGCGCCTTGGTAAGATTGAGTTCGGTTTCGACGACGCCAGGCGGTCGGTTCATGTTGCTGAAAAAGTTGATGAGTTGCGATCCGATTGCCGCCTGCGCAGCTATGGCCATTTCGGCATGGCGCAGCGGCGGAATGCCGACGAGCGGTTCGCCGGGTTTTGCTTCGAGCTTGATGTGCAGCACGTCGCGGGCAGGGGCGACGCCATATTCGCGGGCGCGGCCTTGGCTTTCGAGCACGTTGTTTCCGGCGAGTTCGTAAAAGATGCCGCCTTCCGTCGAGATCACCGGCTTCGACTGTCTAGGATCAAACGGATGCAGCTGATCGACCTCGAAGCGGTTGTTGCGCTCGGCCAGATGGTAGGTGTTGCCTTCGATATAGAGATCGCGAACGAGGTTCATGACGAAGTCGGATCGCGACTGATATTCGTTCGGGCTTCTGAGGATCCGCGACAGCGCCGAATTGGTCACGCGCTCGCGCCCGCCGTTTGGCAGCGTCTTCCAATGGTCGCCGGGGCATTGAGCGATGGTCTGCGCATAGGCCGCGACGCATGCCTCGACGACGGCCCCGCGAGCGCCGGAAACGGGATCGTATCCCATCTGCCAGAAGTTCAAGTATTGCCCCCATGCCTGCGGCAGGACGCCGTCGGGGTTCATGACCACCCAAGGCCCCTCGCGATATTCACCCTCGCGCGGCAGCTCGGACGACCGCCGGAATGGTTTCAGCAGTTGCTGAATGATCCCCGACATCGATCATTCTTTCGTTTCGCTCTGGCGAGTCTTGTAGGTTGCGCCCTTCTCAGGCTCGGGCGTCGCCGCCTTTTCGGTCGTCGGCTGTTCCTGCTTTGCCTTCGGCCTTGACGGCTCGTCTTCGCCGCGCAGTTTGCGCGCCGCCTTTTCCGCCGCCGCTGCCGCCTTGTTGTGGTCGACCTGTGTCGACGGTGACCGCCGTATCCTCGGCCATGGCCTCGCGCAGCACACCTTCAATCGACGGAGTAGAATGCGCGGCAAGCTCGCGGGTGAAGGTCGAGATGACGCCGAGTTTCTTCGGCACCAGGGTGATCGACGTGAAGCCGACCCGGCGGACCGGGATGGGTTCGCCTTCACCGACCCACGCGCCCGAGACGTTCGGCGTCGCGGCGCGCGATGGGATCTTGATCTGGCCGTTGCGCCCGAAGGTGAAACGCGCGCCCATTGACGACAGCGCCGGATAGATCGAGTCGCGCGGCAGCAGATCGAGATAGTCGCCGATGGCCTGCTGCACCAGTTCCTGTGCCCATGTCGGCACGTCGGTCTTGGCCGGGTTGACCGCTGCCCGGACCATGATCTGCACGGCATCGTCGTTCGGATAGACCGCCTTCAGAATAGCGTCCGGGGCCTGCTTGTGGACATGCGCCAGGAATTGCACGACCGCGCCGCGAACGAGCAGATCGCGGGGCTGAAATTTCTTTGCCGGGACGGCGTAGGGCCGTTTTTCCGACAACGCTGCCTGCTTGGTCTCTGACGGTTGATGTTCGATGGCGCGGACAGCAATCGCCTGTTCGATCTTCCTGTCGCGCTCCAATCCAGCTTCGAGGTCGGCGATCTGGTCCGGCAGTTCCGCCATCAGGCCGCTTTGATCCTCGTCGGGCTCGTCGAGATTCGACAGTTCGACGAGCTGGTCCTTCAGATTGTTGATGTGTTTTTGCGCGTCCTCGATGCGCTTTGCGAGTTTAGACATGGTATTTGCCCCGGACTTTGCGGGTGGCTGACTGGCGAGCTTGCCGGGGGAGGGAGCCGACGCGGGCAACAGCGCACGGGCGATCTTGCCGCGCAGTTGTTCGCGAATGTCGGCGGAAAGTGCGAAGCTCCTGCCGATCTGCAGCGCGTTCGGATTCGCCGGAACGGCGACGAGCGAGCATTCGACGAGCTTGTTCTTGATGTAGCGGAACGGCCCCCAGTTGGGATCGGCCTTGGAATCCAGCGGCTCGGATTCGAGCGGATAAAAGCCGACCGAGACGGCGCGCAGGATGCCCTGGTCGCGCAGGCGGCGGACCTCGTCGACGAGCCTCGACGTGCCTTCGACGGCGAGCCGCAGTCGGCCTATCAGCCGTCCTTTTTCGACACGCACGTTTTCCCATGCGCCGACGATGGCGCTCTGGTTGTGGTTGAACAGGGCAATCGGATTGCGCTTGAATTCACCAAGATCCCAGCCGTCGGCGGCGATCACGTCCCCGTAGCGATCAACGGTCTCGTCCGAGAGCACGTATTCGAGCGGGTCGGTTTCGGATTGCTTCGCAGCGCGGTAGACGAGACCTTGCATGGTGCCAAGCCTTGAAGGTTGCTTGGCTGGTTCATTTACACCCTACCGGCGTAACATGTCCGTTACAGCGGTGCGGCGCACGGCGAGCGATTTCAGGCGAATGACTGTGTCGTAGGAGGGCCGCGAGGTTTCTCCATTGGCGATCCGCCACACGGTCATGCGCGAGAGACCCGATTCTCGGGCGATCTCGGTGGGCGTCATGCCTTGGCTTTCCAGACCGGCAATGATGGCGGCGAATTCTTCCGGCTTCATAAATCCCGATTATAGCAGTGAAAACGCGTCAAGCGGAAATCGGTGTTGTGATCGCCTTATGCCTGAGAGGTACAGCGGAAGGGCAGGAGGACATCATGGTCTCAGCGCTGGTTTATCTGCTGGTCGTCGCGGCAATCGCGGCAGTGGTCTACTGGGCGGTCGACGCGATGCAGGTGCCGGAACCGATCAATCGCATCGTCAAGGTGGTAACCGTCGTCATTGCCGTCGTCGTGGTCATGCTCGTCGTGCTGCAATTGTTCGGGCTGGCCACTCCGGTCGAAGTGCCCAAGTAACGATCAGGGGCTTTCTTCGCGAAAAAGTTTTTTCCCCCAAGGCTGCGCTGTTTCCGCCGTCCGAACGCTCTCGCGCGCGTACGAGGCTCTGAGGCGGCAAAGCGAGTCATGGCCTTTCACCGCTGCCGCAGCCCGTAGAGCTTACGGCCTTGCTTGGCCACCGCCTCCACCACGTCGTCTAGCTCCGCGCCGTGCGCGAGGCAGTGGGGGCGCACGGCTTGCGCCAGCGCCGCACCGATATCCCACCAAGCAAGAAAAAACCCCAGCGAAGGGGGAGGAAAGCTGGGGCTTCTAAGGTCTCGCCCTGCAGACCGACATTTCGGGGGGGGGCCGGACGCGGTGCGGGCGAATGCGGGCAGAATATTTCCCGACGCTAATATTATCCCACCGAAGCAGCGCCGTTGATATAGTGAAAATTGAGGACGCGAGCGAAGCCTCTGGCCGCTACGAACGCGCGTGTAGGAAGCTCTCAGAGGCCAAAGCAAGTCGAGGCCATCTCTCGCCCTCGCAGCAACGCGCCATGGAGATGGCAATTTGCCTCACGGCAAAAGGACTCGGCGGCAAGGCGGGCACACACTCGAATACTGATAGGGCTTCCATGGATGCGCATATATATGCGCATGGAGCGCGACAGCAAGCGGATTGTCAAACGGCTGGAATCCGAGGGCTTCGGCTCGACAATACTTGCTACCGATACTTTCGAACTAATATCGAAAATGCAATTCCGAGAATGAGACCGGTGAACAAGCCCATTCCGAGAATAAGTCCGACTTCATAAGCGGTGTACATTCCAAATTCCTTTCTGGGGGATCGTTCTGTTACCGAAACATTCCTCGCACGCCTCGCGGCGCGGTGGAGCATCGGCTCGTCGCCTGCGCTGGTGTTGATCGACACCACTTGGTGCTCGCTGTCGCCGCAATCGAAGACGCCGGTTCGCGGCGGCTTCGAGCCGGGTGCGGCGGCGCTTCTGTTTCCGGATCCCTATGACCACCGCAGCGATCACGACGACGGCGACAATTATGATTTCCATCGGTTAGTTTTCCCTGACCACGCTGATCGTCCCATCAGCCTCGTCGAGCGCCACAATCGCCCCTTGGAGCAGACCGAACTCAGAGACAAGCTCGTCGAGTGCCAGCCGGGTTTCCGGCAATTCATCGATAATCCGCTCGACGAAATCGCGGGCCGGACCGCAAGCATTCTGGTCGCCGCGCGAATGCGTTTCGGCCTTTTCCATGGCTTTGAGAAGGTCTTGGTCGCCATAGACGCTTTGCATGATCGCGGCCTGTTGCACGTCTTTCAACTCTTTTTCCGAGAAGCAGTATTCGTTTATTGCGGTCAGGTAGGCGTCAGCCTTGACGAACGGCATGGCGTGAATCTTTTCGCGGATGCTGCACAATTCGGAATACAGGATTCGTTGCCCCGTTCCGGGAATAAACGCCGAAAGCGAAAGGGCAGCAGCGGGCGAAACGAGGGATAAGGCTGAGAGCGCGGCCCCGGCTAGCAGGATTCTCTTCTTCATTCCGATTGTTCCTTCGTGCCGCCTTCGACCTTCGGCATTCCCGCGCCCATCATCCCGAGCGTCATCACGTAGCCGGACGCAAGCTTCGGAAGCCACTTGATCGCGCCCTCGCGATAAAAATCGAGCGCCGCCTGCTTTCCGTTGCAGGCGGCGTCCGACTTGGAGAATTCCAGCGCATCGAAGTAGGAGCGCATGAAATCATGCGGGGTGACATTGGCGGCGATCAGCGTCGCGACCGGGTTTTCGCCAAAGGCATCGCGCCAGACCAAATCGGCCTGCGACTGGCTTCTGCCCTTCTTGACGATTTCAGCTTTGGTAATGGTTTCAAGCACCTTCCTGCATTCCGTACCGAGTTTCGGCGTTTCCTCGACGGAGAAGGCGGGGGCGGGGGCGGCAAACATAATCACCGCCGTCGCAAGTATTGCAGTTTTCACTTGTAGGTTTCCTTGTATATCCTGCGGGCGGTGACGCCCATGTCGATGTAGGTGGCCTTGCCGCCGCGAATGCGCTCGACGATCTTGCCCTCGGCAAGCCAGAGGCGCTCGTGCGGCGTGAAGAATTCCTCCATTTCGGCAGGCAGGTATTGAAGCACGTATTCCTGCGGATGTTTGCCGCCGGTCTCGCTGTAGAGCAGAAATGTAATCATTCGTGTTCGCCCCCCTGGATCGGCAGCCTTGCCTCTCTGGTAAGTTTTGATATATACAATCCACGAGCGAGTTTCAATATTGGTATATACGAATATGCGAAAAAAGGCACTCTATAAGAGTATCGCCTACCGCATCGTCCTGCCGCTGCCGGATGGCATGCGCGAAGCGATCGACGAGGCCCGCCTGGACGACGAAAGCCGCGCCGCCTTCATTCGCACCGCCGTCGAGAACGAGCTGGCGCGTCGGCTCCGGAAGAAAGCCGGATGATCTATTTCATTCTCGACCAACAGCACCCTCTATTGGGCTGCGTGGTTCGAGAACACCGAAGACAATCGGCGCGTGGCATTGACCGAGACCGAGAACTGGCAGGTGTCCACCGTCTTTCTCGGCCTCGACCACCAGTTCGGCAGAGGCCCGCCACTGCTGTTCAAAACCATGGCCCTTCGGAAGGGCGGCGGGGACTGTGAGCAGTGCGAGCGCTACTCGACATGGGATGACGCCGAGGCGGGGCATGCTGCGATGGTACGGCGGCTGCAAAGGCAGGAAGTCGAGGCTCCGACTGGCTCGCTATCGATTACCTCCATGACTAACAGGCAAGCCGCGAAGGAGGAAGAATGATGCGGGCAGGCACTACCAACGGTCTCGACATCTATGTCGTCTGTCACGACGCCTCGGACTTTCCGGGCAAATACACATGCCGCTGCCAGACCATCTACCACGGTGGAGGAATCATAGGCGGCCCGGAAATCTCGCTCGAAGTGCTCATCATCCCGACAAGGGATTCCCGCCGTCATGCGGCCTCTGGTCCTGCGTCTGGCTTTCCGAGCCCGGCGAGACCGGAACGATGTGCCGCCCGGATCACGCCCACTATGTCGTCGACCCCCTGCCGGATTTCATCGTCGTCCGCAATGAGAGCATGGCCGATTTGCGCATCAACGTCGTTCAGGTCTGGCTTGACCCGGCCTATCCCGAGGCGCATCGCGATCCGGGCCTGCGTGCCTTTCTTGCCATGCGCGGTAGACGCGACGGTTTCGCGGCGCTGATCCGCCTCAATGAAAGTGATGGCTGGGTATTGTTGCCGCCAACGATGACGCCGGACGGACAATGGCACGAGCGCGGCTCGCGCAGGAGACCGGAGGATTGTGACGTGGTCCTCGAACGCTCGCCGGACGAAATTTACCGCTGACTGAAAAACCGCCGCATTGCCTCACAGGAATGCATTTCGCAGGCGGGGCGATGGGAAGAATGCCGGGGGAGGTGCGTTTTCGCGCTGGCGGGCTTCCTGACAGGCAAAGCGCCGTTTTCTCAAGCGACCAAGTTGGCGATATCAAGCTCAGCTTCCGTTCTCAGCCGACAGGCAGCGACCGCCATCACCGCAGCGACGCCCGCGTCGATCCTGCCGAAAGACTTGGCCTTGGTGAGCTTGCGGTTCCCGGCGCCGTCGCTGTCGATCACCGCGTTCGATATGCACCAGCGCAGCACCGGGTGCCCGCCATGGAATAATTTGCCTTGCACCGCCAGTTCCTCGAACGCCTCGATGGCCGGTGACATCGACTTGTAACCCTGCCCGAACGGCGACAGCGGCACGTCGACGCCGAGCCGCGCGAACGACTGTTTCAGGACGTCGATCCGCCACATGTCGTAATTGACGTTGGCAAACGGAACGGTTGACGACAGTTCGCCGACGTCGGCGGCGAGAAAATCGTAGTCGAGCACCTGTCCAGGCACCGGGATCAGAAACCCCTTGTCGGCCCAGACGCGGTAGGGAGCGCGGTCGCGCAAGCCGCGTTCGTCGAGCGTATCGCCAGGCGTCCAGATGCGCGGGACGAGGTGGATGTTGCTCTCGTCGTCCTCGACCGCCATGACGAAGGCGGAGAGGTCGGTGCGGGCCGACAGATCCAGCCCGCCATAGACCGGCCTGCCATCGTAGAGCAGGTCTTCGACCGTCGGCTTTGCGCCACGCGCCCAGACGTTCGGCGACAGAAACGGTGCCTTGGCCTGGACGCGTTGGTTGAGGTAGAGATTGCGCAGCCGGTTCTCGAGCGATGGCACCTTTTCGGCCCGCTTCATGGCGGCGCGGAATTCGCCGATGTCGCGGTAATCGCCGAGCGCCGGGTTGGCCTTTTTCCATTCTCTCTCATCCAGCAGCTTGCAGCCGGGCTCGGCGGCATAGAGATGGACGGTAAACGTATCGTCCTCGATCTCGCCCGCGCGGATCTTCAGGCCGTAGTCGATCAGCTCCGACAGAATGTGGTCGTCGGCGGGAGCCTGGGTGGAGATAATCATCATCAGCGGCTCGACCTGCGCGCCGAGCGAGGTCATCAAGACGTCGTAGAGCAGCGCGTTCTTCGCCTGCGAAAGCTCGTCGTACACCACGAGGTCAAGCCCTTCGCCGAACTGGCCACCGGCTTCGGCGGCGATGGCCGAATAGAACGAGCCGTCGCGGCGGTGGGTGACGTGCTTGGTCGAATCAACCACCTTCAGCCGCTTGGCGAGCACGACGTTCATTTTCACCATGCGGGCGACGTAGCGATAGACGATCGAGGCCTGCTTGCGGGTCGTGGCAGCCGAGGCGATCACCGAGTTAGGCTTCTTGAACGGGCCTACCAGGTGCAGAAGGATTATCACCGCAGCCAGCAGCGTCTTGCCGTTGCGCCGCGCCACCGAGAACACCGCCTGCCTGCGCTTGCGCTGGCCATCCTTGTCTCTGGGATTATAGACGTCGCGAATAAATTCGATCTGCGGCTTGGCCAGCCGGAGCGGCTTGCCGACGTGCTTGCCCGCCGGGACGATCAGCGAATGCGCGAAGGCAATCGCCCTGCCGGACGGCAGGCCCCAGTCCTTTTTTGGCACTTGGCGCAGCACCATGAGCTGGCGCAGTTCGGACGTCAGCCCGATCTGAGATTTACCAGCGGATGGCGCTTGCTTGTCGATAAACACAATCGTATGTCCACAACCACAACACGAGAAGGAGCGTTCCAATGATACATTTTGAAATCGTAGGTGGTGGCGGCGAGGCGGACGAAGTCCGCGACACCAGCCCGGATGCGGTGGTCGATTTCGGCCAAGCGCAGGAAGCGGTAAAGGGCAAGCGCAAGGCCAAGGCCGCGAAGACGGGTGGCGGCGACAGCAAGGCGGAAAAGCCGAAGCGGGCGAAGAAAGAAAAGCCGGTGAAGGAGCCACGCGAAAACAAGACCGAGACGCTGGTCTTGATGCTGCTCGAAGCGAACGGTGCCACGGTCGCGGAAATCGCCAAGGCCTTTGGCTGGCAGCCGCACACCACCCGCGCGGCGATCTCGACACTGCCGAAGAAGAAGCAGTTTCCCGAGGGCCACACGATTTCCTCGGAAAAGGTCGAGGAGCGGGGCGGGCGGGTCTACCGCATCGTCAAGTTCTGATAGTACCAGCAACATCATCGAACGAAGGCCCGCCGTCCAAGCGGGCCTTTTCTCCTGTGAAATCCTGCCAGCGCGTCACCGCGACGTCGACATAGGCCGGATTGATTTCTAGGCTGAGCGCCACCCGCGCCTCCATCTCCGCCGCGATGATCGTCGTGCCGGAGCCGACGAACGGATCGTAGACCGCCTGTCCAGCGCTTGAATTGTTCTGCATCGGACGGCGCATCGCCTCGACCGGCTTCTGTGTCGAGTGGCCGTGGCCGGAGTCGTCGCGGCTCGGGATCGTCCACAGCGTCGACTGCGAGCGGTCGCCGCACCAGTTGCCCTTCTGCCTGACTGCGTACCAGCACGGCTCGTGCTGCCAGTGATAATCGCCGCGCGACAGCGCGAAGCGGTCCTTGGCCCAGATGATCTGCGCGCGCAGTTCGAAGCCGGACGCTTCGAGCGACCGCTGCACTTGGCTGGCATATTTCCCGGCGTGCCAGACGTAAGCGACCGCGCCGGGGAAGAGATCATAGGCCTGCTGCCAGTCGGCCCGCTCGTCGTTGACGACTTCACCCATCTTATTCTTGTTGTTGTTGACGCCCGCCTCGGCGCGCCAGTGCGGATCGTAATCGACGCCATAGGGCGGGTCGGTCACCATCAGGTTCGGTTTCACGCCGGACAAGAGCCGCTCGACGTCCTGCGCATTGCAGGCATCGCCGCAGAGGATGCGGTGCTGGCCGCACAGCCAGAGATCGCCTGCTTTTGACGTCGGGACGTCGGGCAGCGCCGGGGCCTCGTCGGGATCGGTCAGCCCCGGATTGCCGGTTAGACGGCCAAGGCGGCGAAGCTCGCTTTCCGAAAAACCGATCAACGCTGCCATATCCGGCAGCGTCTCCAGTTCGGCGGCGAGCAGCTTGACGTCCCAACCGGCATTCAGTGCCAGCTGGTTGTCCGCCAGCCGGTAAGCCTTGATCTGCTTTTGCGTCCAGCCGCGGGCAACCATCACCGGCACCAGTTCCAGGCCGATCTCTTGCGCCGCCAGCGCGCGCCCATGTCCGGCGATCAGTTCGCCCGCCTCGTCGACAAGCAGCGGGATGGTGAAACCAAACTCGCGGATCGACGCGGCGATCTGCGCCACCTGCTCGGGCGAGTGCGTGCGCGCGTTGGCGCTATAGTGCTTCAGGCTTGTAAGCGGTCTGCGCTCGACCGCGTCGGCGGGCCACGGCAGGTTCATCGTCATTCTCCCAGAAGCAGCGTGATCGGGTCGCTGTCCCATTTTTCGGGATGCGCCAGCCGCGCCCGACCGGCAGGCGTCAGACCGAGTTCCGAGCCGGTGGACATCATCGCCTTGACGGCGTTGTTCATCACCACCAGCAGTCCGGTCTTGTCGAGCTTCTCGCGGGCCTGTCGGAACACCGACCAATTAACCGCATAGGCTTCTAAAGCCGCTTCATCCGCCCGCGTCAGTACGCCGTCCGGCAGCGAGCTAACGGTGTCCAGCCACATCTCCTCAGCCAGCTCATTTAGCCCCGGAGGCATGCGCGGATGGCCGAGTCCCTGCGGCTCGTCGTAGATCCGATGGAGACCCACATTGCTGCGGTTGCCTTCGGCCAGTTTGATTATTTTCGATTTCGGTTTTTCGCCTTTTGGCATTTTCGCCGCCTTTGCTTTGCGTAACCATCGGAAAATATAGGCCAAAAAGACCCGTCCTGAAATTACAACGAGACTACGGGCGCGCCTCCGGCCCCCTCGGCAAGGATTTCTGGCCAGTCCCCCCCCGGCCTGGGCCCCCGAGGGGCCTCCGCTCCGAGCGGCGATAGTGAGTGGTCGAGGCCATGCCTCTCGGGCGCGGATCAAAGCAGGCACCAGAGCGCAGCGGCGACCACCAGCGTCAGAAAGGTTGCGTTGAGCCACGCCTCGGTGCTCATCTCACCGCCTCTCGCCGCGCACATAGCCGCGCTTCAACCGTGCAGCCGTCTCGGCGTCGGCGACAGGCTCACGGTTGGCAGCGGCTATCGCTTCCCGCTGGGTTGGCTGCGCCCATGGGTGGTTGGGATCGACAGGAAAACCGTCCTCGTCGCAGGCACCCGTCAGCCGTCCCTGATCGTAGGCATGCGTCAGCCTGGAATGGTGGCGGTGACAGAGCGCCTGCAGGTTCGTCCAGTCCAGCCTGCGCTCGGGCGCTGCCCTGACCGTGACGACATGGTCGACGTGCTGTGCTGGTCTGCTGCAGCCTCTGACCGAGCACAGCGGGAACACCTTCAGGAACCGACGGGCCAGCCGGTGCCATTCGTGGTCATAAGGGATGTTGCGCGGGCGCTTGCGCATTCTCCTCATCCTGCCAGCAGCCACAGCGCCAGCAGCACCGCTGCGACGACGAGCACGGTGAAGGCGAAGGTGTCGTGGTGCTCGCTCATAGCTTTCGCCTTACCGTATCGATCGCTTGCAGCATGGCGTCGAGCTTCTTCTCGATCAGCGAGGCCTGCCAGTCGATCTGACCGGCGAGACCTCGGCTGCCATCGTCCTTGCCGGGATCCTGGTCGAGCGCCTGGACGCCGGTCACGTGCTGGCAGAGCGCCTGCGCCTCGGTAAGCACCGCCTGCGCCTTGTCGACGACCGGCGCGAGCCGCTTGCCGACCGGCTCGATCTTCACCGGGTCGCCATAGCCGAACGATTTCCTCGGCGGCAGTGACGTCGAAGGCGTGGTGGTGATCGAGTTCATTCTGGCTTCCTCCTTCGGTTTGAAGTCGTTCAACGCGGCTCCAATCGCCTTTTCGGTTGCATTGTCGAGGTCTGGGTTTGGCATGGTGTTTTCCCTTTCCTGTTGTCATGGCGGCGTCCCGTTTGGTCGCGGGTTTTGCCCTGTCCTTCCCCTTCGTTCCCGTGTTCCCTTCCCGGTAGGGAAGAAGGGAACCGGGAGATACCGTTCCCGGTTCTCCCTCCCTCTCCGAAGGAGAGGGCAAGAAAGAAGAACCGGGACATGTTTTCAGAGCGGTTTTCCCGGTTCTGCCCGGTTCCCCGCAATGAGAACCGGGACATCACGTTTCAGCGGTCGCCGACGGGCGCTTGCTGTTGTCGACGAACACTCCTTTTTTCAACCTTGACTTGCCGCCGGGGTATTCCTGCTCATAGAGCAAACCCGACTTCTTCCAGCACTTGGCGATGCGGTCGGCGCGCTCCTCGCTGACGTCGAGCACGCGGACGATGAGGATGCCGACGTAACGGTCCCTCGATTGCGGCGCGAGCGTGTAACGCTCGTGTTCAAGACCGTCGGCGGACTGGATCAGGTCGAGCACCTGGTCGATCTGCTCATAAGCGAGATTCTCGAACAGGCCGGGTGGCTGCCACGCGACGAGAATGCCGACCTTGTCCGAGTCGGGGTAAGCGGGCGGGCTCTCGTTTTCGAGATCGATGGACAGGAATTTGAACCAGCTCGCCTCGCCGGGATCGGGCAGATAATTGCCTTTGGCAAAATCGACGCGAACGATGCCGCGCGGGTTTTCGACGCCGAGCGAGGCTGCGGCATCCGCCGTCATGTTGGTAATAGTGTGCGCCAGCCGGACGATGCCGCCGAGCGCACCAGCGCCGCGACCGGCATCGATATCGCCGGGGGTGACGAGGCCCTTCTTGACGTGGTGCATCAGCAGGCACCCGGCGTCGAGGCGACGGGTGACGCCGCGAATGACGGCGACTGCCGCCTTGACCTGTCCGTTGTCGTTTTCCGCGCCCGACCATAGTTCGATGAAGGGATCGAGGATGAGCACGTCGACGCCATGCTGGCCGAGTTCCCATTCGAGGCGGCGAAGCTTCTCGGTGGCATGGATGACGCCTCGCTTGTCCACCTGCGCCAACAGCGGCGGATCGTCGATCTCGACGATGAAGACGCGGTCGGACTCGTCTTTGCCGAAGCCGAAATGCTTGGCGATGGCGGCGAGCCTGCGGTCGATCTCATCATCATCCTCCTCGACCGTCAGGATGGCGACGCGTTTCGGGCCGTGGATGGTCTTGAACGGACCGAAGGAGATGCCCGCAGCGAGATGCAGCGCGACGCAAAGCCCGAAGATCGACTTGCCCGCGCCTCCGGCGGCGATGATCGAGGTGATCTGTTTTCTCAGGATGAGACCGCGCATGATCCATGGCCGTGGCGGGATGGTCTTGCCGTCGCGGAAACGGTAACGGCGTGCCTTCACCGGAAAGCGGACGACGTTTTCTTTGTTCGGCGGGCGGTCGCCGGGGAAATCGTCCTCACCCTTCATGGCGCGGACCCCATTCGTTGAAGCGCGCGGCACGGCGCACGGCCCAGAAGAGCGTGTCGCGGCGCATGCGCGGAAAGCCGATGGCCTGGACGAAGACGAGAAGCGCAGTGAGGTCGTCGCGGCAAAAGGCCCGCATCTCGAAGTCGGGCTTATCTATCCGCCAGTCGCCGGGGAGCGGTGCCTTCAGCACGATGCGGCCTGTCGACAGATCGTAGCCGACGAGGCCGGAAAGCTCCGGGCATTCGCTCATGCAGAGATAGGCGTTGTACTGGTTCGGTAACGGTAGACCGAGTTCATCGTGTTGCATCGGCTCGCGCCAGTCGGTGTCCTTGACCGGGCGCGCGGGCTTGCGGGCCGCGGCGATCCGCTGGTAGCGGTGGTGGTTCTTGCGGTACTCGGCGCAGAAACGGTGCAGCTGATAGCGGCTGGCGAGCACCTCTGCACGGCCTTGCCAGCGGGCCTCGAAAGCGAGCTTCGTGCGGTGAACGCGGAAAAGAAGCGCATCGATGCGCTCGCGGCGCTCGTCATCCATGCCGCACCTCCCATTCGGTGATGCGGCTGGCGCGGTTGGCCCACCAGCGTTCGTAAGCCGGTTTCATCCGCGACGCCTCGTCCCATGAGATGCCGATCCATTGCATGGCGGCTGGCTCCTTCGGCGAGCGCCTGCCGACGATGCCGAGCAGCTCGTGCACCTTCCGGCGGATCGGCACGATCTTGTATTCCTTGGTGCACTGGCGGCGGATCGGGATGCCGCCCTCGACAAAGGCGGAGATCGACGCACAGCGGTGTCCCTTGGAACCGGCGACCAGGCCATCGCGAATATTGCCTGCGGAGACGATGTGGACAGGGAAGGGCAGTTGCGGCATCAACCAGTCGAGCTGGCGGTAGACGGCGGCGGGCTCCCAGCCGGTGTCGGCGAAGATGGCGCAGTCCGGCATCGGCGTGATCTCGCCAGCCGCCGCCATCAACGCCATGGTCGACGATTGCACGCCCGCGCCGAGGGACAGAAGCGTCATCATCCCGCCAGCCCCGCGCGCATCAGTTTCAGGTTTTGCGAACAGCGCGACGCCCAGATGGCAACGCAGGCAGCTTCGGCCTCGTTGTGGTTCTTGGCGGTCACGCCGAGCCAGCGGCAATAGTCGCGGGCGCGGCGCTTGGCGTCGTCCTTTCCAAGCGAGCCGCCGCCGCGCCCATAGAGAGCGGCCCGCCATGTCTTGACTGCGACCGTCTCGAAACCGATGCCCCGGTCAATGGCGAGCTGGCGCACATGACCCTGGATTTCCGGCAGCACCATCTGGTCGGCGTTCGGTGTCCAGTAGCCGTGCGTCTTGCCGCCGAGATCCGTCTTCACCCGCTTCTGGTAACCGGCGATCAGCCGCATCGCCGCTTCGAGGCAGATGAAATCGGGAAGGTGGGAGAGGCAGATGTCATGCAGGCGCAAGCCGAAGAAGGCGCATTTCTCTTCCGTCGTCTCGCCTTGTGACGTGAACGACAGGCACTCGATGTCGCGCTCGGAACCGGGGAACCGGTAGAGGGCCAGCCCGCATTGGGTGACGGAAGGATCGACGCCGAGGATCAGCATGGCATCACCAGCCAAGATCGCCGAGTTCGATCAACCGCCTCCCACGCTGGTCCATGTCGACGGCCTGTTGAACGAGGAAATTCCCAGCTTCCTTGCACTCCGACGGTGTGATCTCATCGGGAGCCAATTCGACAAATTCGCCACGCGAGGGAACGTGGACAGCGCTTCGGCCTATATCTCGGATGAGCGGTTGAAGTGACTTCGGCCATAAATCAAGCTGTTCCTCGGTGATCGTATCGCCACCGCCGTAACCTTCCTCGCCCTCCTTCAGGAACGAGCGGACTTCCTTGTCGATGCCGATGCGGGCGAGGTGCCTCAACAGATCTTCGTCGGCCTTTATCTGCTTCCATGTTTTTCCGAACGTCATGTGGCCAACGATCTGCGTAGCCTTGCGACTTCCGCGGAGGGTCTTTCGCGTGCTGCTGATCAGTTGCGCAAATTTCTCCGTCCACGGTTCGTGCCACCAAGCGGTCATCGGCGTGCCTCCAGTGCAGTGATCCAGTTTTCGATATTTGCCTTCGCTGCTCGCGCGTCGGCGAGCAGTCGTTCAGTGGTAAGTCCGCTGTCTCGGCGAGCGAGGATGTCCAAGCCGCAATCGGGCAGATCGCGAAGCCGCTTGATCGCAAAAACCCAATCGGCCCATTCCTGCTTGTAGGGTTCCGGCTTGACAGCTTTGCGCTTGGTTCCGCGCTCGGCGAGTTCCGACACCGTCGGCGGGCTAGCGGCCTCGATCATTTGCTCGCGCACGTCATCAGGCACCGCTGCGACGCGCAGCATGGTCTTACGTTGGTGCTCGGAGAGCCCTGCATCGGTAGCGGCTGCTTCTCGTCCTAGAATCGGGCGGGTCGCCCTCCCGAATTTTTGGTGGTCGTCCCGGTGCAGCCTTGACCTGCGAAAGCAATTCGCCACCGCGTTCGATGGCACGCAGCTGAATCCGCCGTGCCTTGATGAGCAAGAAATCGTCCTTGGCCTGCCGCGCATAGCTGGCGAGGGCAGCCATCTTGTCAGCCCAGTCTTGGCATTCATCAGTATGCTCGCACTTCGCCAGCGCGTTTCGCGCTTCCTCGTAGGATGCAGGCAGCGGCGCGGAGCGGATCGTGAGGTGCCTGTTCATGGCCCACCTCCGAACCGCTCGATCAGTTCGCGCCGCAGATCCAGCAGCCTGTCGAGTGCCGTATCGCGATCCGGTTCGCGCTGTACCGCCAACACCCGGCGTTCGTAGGCATTGGCGAGGTAGCGGATCTCGACCAGGCAGTCGTCCAGGCACTGGGCGATCTTCTCGGCGGCGCGGAGTTTACCCATGGCGGAGCCTCCGCCGCACCGGCTGCCGGTCGAACGGCTCGTGTCTGCCGCGCCAGCAGAGCGCGTGGTGGTAGGGACAGAAGGTCTTGCCGAGCGCCGTCGGCAGGCCGCAGAACAAAAACTTCCCCGGCACGTTCGCCGCGACGATGGGATAGCGGCATTGCAATTCAGAGACCTTAAACAGCGGCACGAGGCGGGGCGCGGCGGGTAACCCGGCGGCGATCTGTGCTTCGTGTCTCATGACGGTCTTTCCCCCTGAAAAGGGTGGATGGGCGGTCAGCCGTCATCACGGGCGGGAGGCCGTCAGGCGTCAGCGGGCTTCACTTGGGTCGGGCAGAAAAATATCGGGGCGCAGGACATAGCGCGGGATGCCCGTAATCTTTTCGTAGCGGTCGAGTTTCTCAGCGGGAATCTTGCGCTTGCCGGACTCGTAGCGCGACACCTGCGCCTCCGTGACGCCGAGCCGACCGGCGACCGCCTGCAAGCTCCGTTGGCCTTCGGGAAGACCCTCCCGCCATTTTTTCAAAGGATGCATGCGGCCAACTTACCTCAGAGGCACAAGCGACGGCAATAAAAATCTTTAACGGACGTGTTGCAGAATATGGCGTGAATGTGAAATCTAGGAACGTTGCACATGAATGCTGAAGAGAAGGGACACGCAGCCATGAAGGCGAAGTCTCCAACCGGCCCCGTTTACTTCAAGGAATGGCGCATCCACGCAGGTTATTCGCAGGAGGAATTGGCGCTCATTCTGGACGTCAACGCCGCGACGGTATCCAGAATCGAAACACAAAAACGCGATTTTGTCGGGTCTTATCTGTTCAGATTCGCGAAAGCCTGCAATTGCCCGAGCCCCGGCGATCCGGTTGGCCGCCCGCCGTCGCAGATATCCATCGATGCCTTGTTCCGAGGCAACGCTGAGGATCGCAGGCGCGCCGAAGAGATCCTGACTGCGGCGATCCGCTCCTCGTTATGGTCTTCCGACGAGTCGTCGCTATGGAAGAATGACGGCAAAGGCGGCGAGGACGGGAACGACAAGACAAGCTAATTCGGCTTGTCAATCTTGCCTCCGAGGTATATCGTCGATTTCCATATCGAAGCTTCTTAATTACCACTTGCTGTTGCGTTTTTGATCGCCCGCCGAATCTCGACGGGCGAATGGCTCTTTCATCGCGGGGAGGAAACTTGCGATGTCGACTGAACGAGGGAGCCGAGCGTTGCGCGTGCGGCTGCGCGACGTACCGGAAGAATTTCGGAAAGATCTTCATTCTTTCATTGAAGATGGGACATTGCCGTTAAAGAATGCCGTTTTGATGCAGATCCTTATCGGGCTCGACGTACTCGCGGCCCGTTCCCTGCACAATCGTCACCAGCATCTTTCAGCCATCCTTGCTGCGCTCGCCTATGAATGTCCCGACCATGCATGGTCGTCGATTGGCGCGTGCATCCGGTGGGAGCGGCGCGGAGGCCTGTCGGGCTGTCGCCGTCAGCTGCAATGATCGAGCGTCGGGCAATCACAACCGTCCCGTTGTGGCTGGAATGGCGCCGGTCGTTTCTCTGTGCCTCAGAGGTAGCCGCAGCCGTCGGCGTCGACGAGTATCGTTCGCCGTTGTCGCTCTACACCGAGAAGATGGGCTTAACCTCGGTCACCGAGACGCCGATCATGCGGCGCGGCAGGCACTTCGAATCGGCGGCGGTTTCCTACCTTGCGGAGGAGCACCACGACTGGCGCATCGCCCGCCCTCACGTCTTTGTCATGGACACCGAAAAGCGGCTTGCCTGTACCCCGGACGTGCTCGCCGAGGTGCCTGGAAAGGACGGTATCTGCAACCTCCAGATCAAGACGATCTCGGCACCGAAATTCGAGGAATGGCACGGTGTCCCGCCAGCGGGATACACGCTGCAGGTCGCGACCGAGAACATGCTGCTGGACGCCGCGCACGGCTATCTGGCAGTGCTGGCGGTGTCGACCTACGAGGCCAGCCTGCATCTTTTTGAGGTGCCGCGTCACGAAGCTGCGGAAAAAAAGATTGCCTCAGTGGCACAGGATTTCTGGCGAAACGTCGAGGCGGGCCAATTGCCGAAACCGGACTATCGCCTCGACGCCGACGTGATCGCCGAAATGCATCCGCAGGCGATAAAAGGCGAGACCATCGATCTTTCCGGCGACAACCGGCTGGCGGAGATCCTGCCATACCGGCGGCACCTGAAAGAGCGCCAGAAGGCTGTGGCCGACGAGTTGTCGGCGCTCGACGCCGAGATCCGCGACAAGATCGGTGACGCCGAGGAAGCCGAGTTTCCCGGCTGGCGGATCACCTGCCGAAACCAGACGCGCAAGAGCTACACCGTGCCGGAATGGTCAGGGCGCAAGCTCAACATTTCCGAAAGGGGCAGGGAATGACGCCGAGGCTCTATCAGGTGGACAAGGGCGCTGGCGGCATTTCCCGCGAGGCGCTGCACGAAAAAGCTGTGGCCTTCGTCGAGGAGCGTTATCCGAGAACCGGCGACGTGCCGTTCCTCTGGATCATCGACGACGGCAACGCCCTGGTCTGGATCGAAACCGGCTGGGAGGACGACGCCGAGAAGCTCCTGTCCTATGACGCCATTGCGTTGATGCTGATGATTTCCGACGCACGGCAATACGCGTCGATCGTCGAGGTCTGGATCGCGTCGCAGAAGCCCGCCGCCGACGGCTCCTTCGACCACGACGAACCGCTGCCATCGGAACGGCCCGAACATGAGCGCGACGACGCAGTGATGATTTCCACCTTCGAGCGCAACGGCGCGTTCAGCCTGACGACGTTCATTGCCAAGCAACAATCGAAGCTGCTGGGCGCGCGGGTGGATGACGAAAATTCCGGCCTCGGCCCCGGCCAATGGTCGGGTCGGATGTTCAACCTGTTCTCGCACGGCAGGAAGCTCGCAATGGCGCTGGTCTCCAAGGAGAGGAGCGCCTGATGATGGACCTCCCGCAACATCAACGCCTCTGGCATATCCTGATCGACTGCACCCGGCAGTACCGCGTGCACGAACGCGAGATCCGCGAAGAGGACATTGGCGGCGTCGTGCATGTCGTCACTTACGAGCCGCTGCCGCATGCGCGTGAAGCGCCGGAAACCGAAACCGTCGTCGATTGCGTGTTGCTGAAGATCGGCGTCGACAGACCGAAGGCCGAAAGCTACCGGGACGAATTCGCAAGCCTGATGAAACCGCTCGCCGGAATGCTTGAACAAGGCCCGTCCTACATCACGCTCGGAGCCGAGATCGGCGATCAAGGTGCGGCCTTCTGCCTGATGGCGCTCGGCCAGGTGCTCGGCCTGTGGCGGGTAATAACCCCCGTTGATCTCGGCATTACCGGCGCAAAGGCCATGGATGCCGCTGGCCTCGGCTACGTCATGCTCAGCGGTTACAAGGAGGAAGTCTCATGACCGTGGAAGAAAACCGTGAGGGACGCCGCTCGGCGCTCGATGAATTCGCGGCGGCGCAAATCACCGGGCCGACGAGCTTTCTGCCGGCGACCCAATCGCAGTCGTTCGAAGTCGTCTCGGCGCAGGCGGTGGCCGTGCGTCGCGACGAAGGGCTGGTGCTCACCCGGATGCGCACCTTGGCGCAGGCCGCAGGCACCGACTGGTACTATCGCTTTCCGGTGAAGAACCGCAAAGAGAACCGCACCGACTGGATCGAAGGCCCGTCGATCAAGCTCGCCAACGATCTTTCCAGACTTTATGGCAATTGCGCCGTCGATTGCCGCGCGCAGGATTTTGGCGATTTCTGGCTGTTCCATGCCCGCTTCGTCGATCTCGAAACCGGGTATTCGCTCATTCGCCCGTTCCAGCAGCGCAAATCCGGCGGCAAGATCGGCGGCTCGGATGACGAGCGGCGGCTGGACATCGCCTTTCAGATCGGCGCGAGCAAAGCGATCCGAAACGTCGTCGTCAATGCCTTGCAGACGTTTTCCGATTTCGCCTTCGAGGAAGCCAAGGGCGCGCTGATCGACCGCATCGGCAAGGATCTCGACGGTTACCGTCAACGCACCATCGAGCGGGTCGCCGCCCATGTCGACATCGAACGCGTCGAACGGGTGATCGGCAGGCCGCGTCAGGACTGGCTGGCGACCGACGTCGCCAAGATCATCGCCATGGCCAAGGCGGTCACCGACGGCGTGGCGACATGGAACGAAACCTTCCCGCCGCTTCAGGGCGGCGCGGACAATGAGGCCGGCGAAGTCGAGACGAGCGCTGCTGTCAGTAAAACGCTTGAAACCTTCGCCGCAGGTTCCGGCACGGATCAAATCGCGGATCCGCATGAGGACGCCGGGGCCGAGACCTCCGCCAGCGGGACGCCCCCCCCAACGCTGGCGGAGGACATCTTCGATACCATCACCCGCCGCATGGCCGCCGCGCCGTCGAGCGAGGCGGTGCATGCGGTATGGGAGCAGATGGAGCTGGACGCCTACTTCGACGGCGACAAGAAGGGCCGCGACAAGGCCTGGAAGATCGCTTCGAAAAGGCTCGAGCAGTTCAAGGGCAAATGAAAATGACCGAGCCTCGCTTCAAGGGTCTGCCGCCGCGCATCGCCAAGCTGCCGACCGACGAGCGCGGCTACCCGGTGCCGTACTTCGTCGAGTGGATCGACGGCAAGCCGGACTTCCGGGTGATGTCGTCGAAGAATCTTGCTCGCGCCGTCAAATACCGGCGCTGCTGGATCTGCGGCGAGGAACTGGGCCGGTTTCTGTGCTTCACCATTGGCCCGATGTGCGGCGTCAACCGGATTTCGTCGGAACCGCCGTCGCATTACGACTGTGCCCGTTTCGCGGTTTCGGCTTGCCCGTTCCTGACACGACCGCTGGCCCGACGCAACGACCGCAATTTGCCGACCGGCGCGACCATGGCCGGGGCATCGAGCGAAATCCCGGAGTCACGCTGTTGTGGGTGACGAAGGGCTACCGCGTGATGAACGAACCAGATGGTGTCTTGTTTCGGATCGGCGAGCCGGAGCGGGTGCAGTTCTTCCGTGAAGGCAGATTGGCGACGCGGGCCGAGGTCGACCATTCGATTGCGACAGGCATCGACAACCTCGACCGCATGGCCAAGCGCGAAGGCGCGAAGGCGGTCGATGAACTGGAGAAGTGCAAGCAGCAGTTTACGGCGCTGCTCGACCAACTGCTGCCTGCTCAGGCTGCGCTCTGAAAGGGAGGAGAGAAAATGCATAACGTCCGCTTCACCGAAAAGCAGATCCGCTTACTCGATCTGGCCAGCTACATCGAGCGATTGCCGCCAGATCACCGTTTCGACATGGAATGCTGGCTGGACGACAGCTACAGGCCGTCCTGTATTGCCACATGGGCGTTGTGGCGGATGCTCGGCGATTTGCCGGAGGGCAGGAAGATCGATTGGCTTCGCTGCTGCCCGAGCCTTCCCGAAGCCGCCGGTCAATATCTCGGCGTCTACGGCGACGATCTGCGGCAGCTGTTCATGCCGCTCTGGGGCGACATCATGGATTTGCCGCCGTCACCGAGCACGTCCGAAGCCACCATCATTACCCGCCGCAACATCTCGAAGGAATGGGCGGCGTCAACGCTGCGCCATCTGGCGGCGACCGGCAAGGTCGACTGGAAAGCGGCAGAGCGTGAGATGCGTCCTGCTACCAGGCTGCTGCCGTTTACTGAAATGGTGACGGCATGAACGAGCGACCGGAATGGGTAAAGGCGGTTCATGACGACGCCTCCGAGACGATGCGCAAGGTCGCCGACTGGCTGCTCGACAAGGCGGAGGTGATCTCAACCGAGGAAAGCCGCGTGAGCGATGGCGTGATCTATATCCCGATCATCGTCATGGCGGCGGTCCATGAGGATTCGCTGATCGGCTCGCTTTGCCAGTTCGGAACGAAGAGTTCTAGCGATTCGGTGGCGCAGCTGTTGCGGGTCACCGCCGAGCATCTCGATGGCAAGGCCATCGAGGGCCAATTCATCGCCGCGCGGGGAATCATCAAGAATGGCTCGTGAGAGGCATAAACACACGCTCGGCGACGGCCCGATCCAGTCCGATCTTCGTCACATGATGAACGGCCTGGCGCGCGGTCTCGACGAGATCCTGAACGGCCACAGCAGCGGCAAAAAGAACGGCTTCGTGTGCTGATGGTGTTTCCGTTCACCGGTCATGACGGGCGCTGCAATTACATTTCCAATGCCCGTCGCGAGGACATCGTCGTGCTTCTGAAGGAGCAGCTGGCCCGCTTCGAGGGCCAGCCGGACATGGAGGGAAAGGCATGAACGACGACGCGACAAAACAGGCGCTGGAGCATCTGGCCAAGCAGGGCCTGCTGGCGGTCGGCAAGGATGGCGTCGTCCAGCTGCGCCAGCCGAAGCAATACGTCTGGCAGCCGAAAAAGGACATCAAGCCTTATGAACTGGCCCGTGCCATCGAGGTGATGTTCATGCCGATCCTGCAACAGGGCGACTGCGACAGCGCCTTCGAAAAACTGCCGGACGAGGCCAAGCGGCATTTCCAGGTGGTCGAACGATGACCAGCGAGCAGAGTATTCCCTATCTGGCGATCTTTCCCGGCAGGCGCGAGGGTGAGCGTTGCGTCGCGCACCTGCCCGATTTTTCAAGCCCGCGCTTCTGGCCGCGGCTGCGGGAGGTGATCGAGGCGGTGGTCGGCGATTCCTGCGAGCACGTCAACGTCTACTGGAATTTTCCGGGCGAGGAGCAGTGTTGTTACCGTGACCTGTTCGTCAACGAGATGGGACACGTCCGCCAGTTACAGAGAAACGAGCTGGCGACCGCGATCTACCGCAACAATGTGCTTGTCCACGATCCGGCCCGCAATCCGATACCGGAGGCGCTGCCGTGGATCGCCGGTCCAGCGGTGTTGTTTCGCGAGAGGGTTTGGCATTGACCGATGACCCGCGCGTTCAGCTGATCGAGAAGATAAAGACGCAGATCTGGCCGTTGATGGAAGGTCATGGCCCGGAGATTCAGAGCGCGATCATCGCCGACATGCTGGCGACGCTGCTGGCTGGCCACGCGCCGCCGATCAGGGAACAGGCGCTCGTTTCAATCATCGTTCTGACAAAACAGCTGATCCCGATCAACGAGGTGCTGCTGTTTCATGGGAGAGGCCACCCATACAGTTGGCCGGAGGAGACGAACGATGGAGAAAAACTTTGATGACGCACTTATGGATTTGATCGATCAGTACATGCTTGTCGCCGAACAGAATAACGGCGACCTCGATGAATTGCGCGAGGATATTATCTCGGCGCTGGAATTGCGGCTGATCGCGTTGAGAGAAGAAATGAACAACGACTGATGGCGACGATGAATTGGAGCGAGACCGACACGAGAACGATCGTCCAGGCGGTCACCGAATCGGATGATCCGGTGATCGGGGCCTGCGCTGTGATCGGCGCGATGGTTGGTATCCTCGCTCATTGCGAGGGCGACGATTTCGCGAGGCAGATGCTGAACGAAATCGCCGTCATGAAATTTCCGCCGGACGCCGCTAACAGCAACCAGCAGCGGGAGGGCAATGGCCAATGATGAAGGATGGCGACCCGTTTGCCTATCCGCCGCGCGGTCTCACCCGCGAGGAGGCAGCGCGATATGTCGGCATCGGCGTCACCAAGTTCGACGAACTGGTAGCGGAACGCAGAATGCCACGGCCAAAAAGGGTAGGTGGCCGGGTGGTATGGGACCGTTACCAGATCGATGCCTATTTCACCGATTTGCCTGATCAGAAGTCCGGTCTTGAGGGCCAGCTCGAAGCGAGTGGAAAACGTCGCAATTAAGTTGATGTACCCACCAAGGGTATATATGTGTTGAACCGTTCAAAGGCGTAACGCCAGTAAACAATGAACGGAGACAACATGACCAACGTCCGCTTTTTCCTCGTGGCCTCCGGTTCGGCCATGATGGAGCGCCTCGACATCGCGCTATTTGCCAGCGAAGTCGAGCACGCAAAATCGATAGCCCGCCGCATGAGTCCGGCACTCGCCAAGGCCGATTATTTTCCCTTCTCGGTCTACGAGGCGACCAGCGAAACCGACTTCACCGAGATCGTTTCCTACCGCGCCAAGATTTCCGAGACGCTGGTCGAGGAGGTCGCCTGATGGAGACACTCGCCGAAGCGATCAAGGCTTGGCGGCATCGCGCCGACATCAGCGCGCGGGAGGCAGCGGAGAAGCTCGGCATGTCCCGCCGCACGCTGGAGCACATCGAACAGGGCAGGCCGTACAAGAACGAGACAATTCTGCGGCTGGCAATCGAACGTCTGGAGGCGACCGATGGCGAGACCAAGTAAGCACGAGAGGCATCCCGACTTTCCGTTGGCTTCGCAGCGCAAATTGCGCGGCAATATGTTCTGGCGCTTTCGCTCGCCTGACGGTGCGCTCGACAAGGTACTTCCCGGCGAACCGGGAGACGAATGTTTCGCCATCGCCTATCGCAAATGGGAGAAGGTGCTGAACGGCACCAGCGCCGAGATCGTCGAGATCGGGCACGGCGTGGTTGCCAAGAGTTTCGCCCATGCCGAGCGGCTGATGCTCAAAACCGAATTCTGGAACAAGCTCGATGAGCCGAGCAAGAAACTGAACCAGCGCCATATCACCAAGTTCCTCGACGATTATGTCACCGAGGACGATGCGCTGAAATGGAAGGACGTGCTGGTCGAAAATCTGTCGATCAGATACATGCGCAAGTATCTCGACCGGCAGGCGAGGGAGAAATCCTCTGGGCACGCCAAGCATATGCTGACGGCGATCCGCAAGTTGATGAAGGCGGCGGTCTACGAGGAATGGATCGAATTCGACATCACCAATCCGCACCTCTCCTACGTCGCCGATGCGACCGACGGCCATCTGGCTTGGCCGGATGAGTACCGGATGATGTTCGAGGAAAAGCATCCGATTGGCACGCAGGCACGCACGGCTTATGCAATGGCATCCTGCCTCGGCAACCGCATCTCCGACGTCGCGACCATTGAATGGGCGCATCTGGTCAAGGAAAGGGTGAGGATGCCGTCCGGCTTGGTGATCGAGGTCGAGGCCTTCCATTTCCGCCAGCAGAAGAACCGCAAGCGGACGGGGGGCAAGGAGATGTTCCTGCTCGTCACCGATGAACTGGCAGAGGCGCTCGCGCCGCTCGACCGCACCGAGGGTGGCACGGTGCTGAAAACTTCCTTCGGCAAGCCATACTCGAAGGCGGGCCTCGGCAACCGATTTCGTGACTGGCGGCGCGAGGCCGGGATCCCCGAAGGCTATTCGATGCATGGCCTGAGAAAGGCTCTCGGCATCGATCTGGTGATTCAGGGTGTTTCGACCCGCCATCTGATGGACGTGCTCGGCCATTCGAATCCGACGGAAGCTGAGACTTATTCGAGGCAAGCGAACAGTCGCACGCTGACGACCGACGCGCTGATGACGCTGCAGGCGCAGAAGCCGCAGAAGCTTCGGGTGGTCAAATAGTTTGGGACACTGATCCCAAATGGCGAAAAGAGCCGGAACAGAGTTTGGGACACCTGATCCCAAACGTTTAAAAAACAGGTTTGGGACACTGATCCCAAACGGCATTGTCCCAAACGGACTGGGGTTTGGGGCAGAGTTTGGGACGCATTTGGGACACGTCCTGTAAGTATTTGATTTCTTTGATGGATGGTACGCCCAACGGGACTCGAACCCGTGTTACCGCCGTGAGAGGGCGGCGTCCTAACCGCTAGACGATGGGCGCCTGGTGGTGACTGTAAGCACCATACTATGAAAAACACGGAATAGAAAAGAGGTGGATGGCACGCCCAACGGGAATCGAACCCGTGTTTCCGCCGTGAAAGGGCGGCGTCCTAGACCGCTAGACGATGGGCGCCTGCTGCAGCGACTTTCTGCGGTTAAAGGCGCAGGTCGCTGTAAGACAAGGCGGCTTATAGAGAGCACATCGTATTCATGCAAGCGACGAAAAGCGATAATTTTGATTTTTCTGCGAAAGCCCATGAAGATCGTTTCGACCTATGGCGATGATCCAGCATAGGACCTGCAGGCCCCGAGCCAGGACAAGTATCGACAAGTAAAACTCTGGAAAGAATGGCACGCCCAACGGGAATCGAACCCGTGTTTCCGCCGTGAAAGGGCGGCGTCCTAGACCGCTAGACGATGGGCGCCTGCTGCAACGACGTTTGTGCGTCTGAAAAGACGACAGTCGCTGTAAGACGAGGCGGCTTATAGAGAGGGCTTCGGATTCCCGCAAGTGGCAGGTTTCATTTTTTCCCAGAAAAATGACCGGCCGGTCGCGACATCTCATTCGCCTCCACGGTTAGCTTGACGTGGCTGTCGGTGGTCAACCCTTGCGGCGGCGGCACCGCCAGTTCCAGTCCCGTTGCGGGCCGATGTCGATGTGTACGGATTCGGTGTGACAATAGGTGCCGACGCCGCCGCGGCCCGGAACTTTGCGCAGGAAATCTGCAAGCTCCCATTTGCTGACGCCCGCCACCTGAATGTCGGCCGCCTCGCATCGTGTGTGTCGGGACTGGCGCTTGCGGTTGACCTTGATGGCGCGCAGGCCCGAGGTGACCATGACCTTGCGGCCGTAATGCGCTTCCACCGTTCTCAAAATGTTGAGAAGCTCCGGTTTGAAGCAGCCTGTTTCCACCTTCTCGGTTTGCAGTATGAGGCCGTTCGGTGTGAGTCGGGCGAGGCCGGAGAGGTTGGCCACTTCCAAGGGCGCGTCGTCCTCGTCGGCAGCATGCGCATCGTGCTCCACGCTGAAGAGCGGATTCATATTGACGCCCGGCAGGGAAGCATAGGCGAGAGATGCGATCTGAGGCTGACCCGCATTACTCACGGTTATCGTCTTCTTCCGGCTTGCTTGCGCAGCGTGTGTTTCGCGCGGCTTTTCCTTGCGTTTGGGCGCGAACAGGCTCGCCAGGGTCCAGGTCTTCTTCGCCCCTTTTGTCTCCTTCTCGCCTTCGCCGGGGCCCGCGGAAGGCGTGCTCACCGCCGCTGCGGAAGCGACTTCGACCGGTTGCAGGGCCGACGCGGTCGCTCCTGACAGTGCTGCCTGCGCGCTCAAAGGCAACGGTACCGACACGGGCATATCGACTGCGGCAGTCGGACCTGTAGCCGCAATCGTTTCGTTTGGCGCAGGAGTTTGCCCTGCCGAGGCCCCCTGCGGCGGTTGATTCGCCGTTTGGGCCTCGGATTGCCCGTTGCTGAACAGGCTGTTGGTCCTGGCATTCATTCTCGGTGCTGCGGCGGCTGGCGTCGGCTGGTTGCTTGGGTCCGGCTGCACGGCTGCGGATGTCGCCGCCGGCGATTCTCCATAAATACTCGATGATTTGGCGCGTAGCGCAGTTCCCTGCATGGTAAGGCCGGGCTGCACGGCTGCGCTCTGTCCGGCATCCGCCGTCGCGCCGTCGGGCGCCTGCGCGGTCCTGTCGTCAGGCACCGCCTCTTGCTTACCCGGCGATATTTCCTGGGAGCCGGCCAATGATGCTTCCGCCGTCTGCTGCGATTTGAGGGGGTCGATCGTCTCGCCATCCGCAACGGCGGAAACGCATCCGGCGAGTGCCAGCAGCGATACGGATAATGCCGCGGCGCGTCCGATTGTCAGGAGACCGCGTCCTGTTTCCAGATGTTGCAACGCCTTTTCCCCGCTCTTCGTGCATGCGGGTGGCTCTACACCGCGCAC